CCATGACACAGGACACAGAAATGGAGGAGCTGGTATGAGCAAGAGAAGCGATAAGCTGGCGGCGGATGCCGCTGTGAGCGAGGAGACCATCCCGGCGGCGGAGACTGCTGCCGAAACTGCCACCACGGAGCGGGAGAATACGAGCGTGACGCAGGTTTACTGCGGCCCCACGGTGCGCGGCGTTGCCAAGCAGTACACGGTGTTTCGCGGCGGCATCCCGGAGGCGCTGGAGGCGTTCATCGCCATTCACCCGGAGGCCGGGGTGCTGGTGGTGGACGTGGAGCGCTTTGCCGAGACGAGAAAGCGGCTGGAGACCGCAGGAACGGCGGAGGCCATTCTGTACGGCAAGATCAAATCCGAACTGTAAGGAGGAAGAAAGACTATGGCATACAAACACGGCGTATACACGAGCGAGGTTGCGACCAGCATGGTCGCGCCCATCACCGGCACGGCGGGCTTACAGGTGATCGTAGGCACTGCCCCGGTGAATATGCTCAAAGACCCGGCGGCGGCGGTCAACGTGCCTCTGCTGGTGAACAGCTCCGTGGAGGCGGTGGGCTATCTGCCTGACTTCGCCAACTACACCCTCTGCGAGTGCATCAGCGCAAATTTCAGCGTTGTGGGTATCGCGCCCATGGTGCTGATCAATGTGCTTGACCCTGCCAAGCACAAGATCGCCATCACCGGCGGAACCGTTCAGGTGAACGACGGCGTGGCGGTGCTGGAGGAGACGGGCGTTCTGCTGGAGGGGCTGACCGTCAAGAGTGGTTCCAACACGCTGACCGCAGGCACGGACTACACCACCACATGGAACGACGACGGTACGCTGAATATCGTGGTGCTTTCCACCGGCGCGGGTAAGGAAGCAACGAGCCTGACCGTGACCGGCAACAAGATCGACCCCAGCAAGGTGACAGCGGCGGACATCGTGGGCGGTGTGGACAGCTCCACCGGCAAGGAGACCGGCCTTGAGGTGGTGCGTCAGGTCTATCCGAAGCTGTCCATGACACCCGGCATCCTGCTGGCCCCGCGTTTCAGCAAGGACGCGACGGTGGCGGCAGCCTTGCAGGCCAAGACCAAGAGCATCAACAGCGTGTTTGGTGCGGTGTGCGTTGTGGACATCGACAGCAGCAACACCGGCGCGACCAAGTACACCGCCGTCAAGACCACCAAGGAGGCGCAGGCGGTGAGCGACCCCAACGCCTACGCGGTTTGGCCTTTTGCCAAGGTGGGAAACACGGTGTACAGCGGCAGCGCACTGGCGGCGGCGCTGACAGCCTATACCGACGCGCAGAACAACGACACGCCTAACGTCAGCCCCAGCAACAAGACCATCTCCATTTCTGCCGCCTGCCTCGAAGATGGCACGGAGGTGGTGCTTGATCAGGAGCAGGCCAACACCGTGAACAGCTTCGGTGTGGCAACGTGGCTGAATATGAACGGCTTCCGCCTGTGGGGCAACAACACGGCGGCCTACCCCGGCATCAGCGACCCGAAAGACCGCTGGTTCAGCGTCCGCCGCTTCCTGACGTGGGCGGCCAACACGTTTATCCTGACCTACTTCCAGAAAGTGGACAGCCCCGCCAACAAGCGGCTGATCGAGGCCATCGTGGACAGCGAGAACGTGCGCGGCAACGGCTTTGTGGCCCGTGGTGTGTGCGCCCGCTATGAGATCACGTTCAACGAGGACGAGAACACCACCGCCGATCTGCTGGACGGCAAGATCACATTCCACCAGTACATCACCCCGTTCACCCCTGCGGAGGACATCGAGGACATCATCGAGTTTGACCCCGACGCTCTTTCCGCCGCGCTGAACTGATAAGGGAGGGAAAAGAAGATGATTTCCAACAACTATATCCCGGAGAAGATCAACGAGTATAACGCTTATCTGGACGGCACGAAGATGATCGGCGTGGCCGCGTCGGTGACGCTGCCGGAGGTCAACATGAAAACCAGCACCGTTTCCGGCGTGGGCGTGAACGGCGAGCTGGACAGCCCCACCATCGGCCAGTTTGAGAGCATGGAGCAGGAAATCCAGTTCAACACGCTCTACAGCTCCGCCATGGATATGCTCTCTCCCCTGTCCACGGTGAACCTGACGCTGCGAGCCTCGCAGCAGGTCTACGACAAGCAGGGCGGCTACAATTTCAAGGGCCTGCGCGTGGTGGAGATCGGGCGCGTGAAGAAGTTCAACCCCGGCAAGGTGGAAAAGGGCGAGGCCATGGAGGCCACCGTGACGCTGGAGCTGACCTACCTGATGATCGAGGTGGACGGCCAGCAGCTCTTGGAGGTTGACAAGCTCAACGGCATCTACAAGGTCAACGGCACGGATATGCTGGCGGGCGTGAACAGCTTGATCTAACGGGCGCAAAACAATACGGCCTGTCCCTGCGCAAACGGGGGCGGGCCGTGTTTTCACACAACGAAACGACGCTGAAAGGAGCGAACACCAATGGCAGAGGACAAGATCACGGCGGCGGAGACCGCAAACGAGGGGACAAAAAAGAGTGAGAACATCGTGGAGCTGGCAAGGCCCTACGGGTTCGAGGGCAAGGAGTACGGAGAGATCGATCTGACGGGGCTGGAGAAGCTGACCGTGCAGGACGCTATCGACGTGCAACGGCAGCTTTTTGGTGAGGGCGAGGCGGCGGCCTCCGTGCTGTGCGAGACCACGACGGCATTTGCCCGCGCCATGGCGGTCAAGGCCACCGGAATGCCCATTGAGTTTTTCAAGCTGATGCCTCGCGGCGCTTTCAAGCGCGTGGCAGGTGCGGTGCGCAGACACCTGAACGTGGAGAGCAGAACGGAAAACCATGTGATGCATCTGGAGAAGCCGCGCCATTACAGGGGCAAGGAGTACCGGGACATCGACCTGAACGGCGTGGCAGACCTGAACACGCTGAATGAGAGCGAGGCGGAGAACCGCATGGCCCGCGAGGGCTTTGTGGTGACGGAGAACAGCACCAACTATCTGTACTCCTGCGTGATCGCCGCCATGGCAACGGGCATCCCGGAGGAGTTCTTTACCACGCTGCCCCTGTATGAGCTGCTGAAACTGAAAAACGCGGTGAACGACGCGGATTTTTTCGGATAAAGGGCGGAGCCAAGGCCCTGCGGAAAGCGGCTATCCGGCTGTCCTCGGTGACACGGACGGGCGTGGACTTCTATCTGAAAATGCCTGTCCGGGACTTTATTGAGCTGAATAGCGAGGTGGCGGAGGAATGGCGAACAATAAAACATTAGAGTTAAGCATCAAGATCGCCGGTAAGATGGACAAAAGCCTGATGGCGGCGCTGAACGGGAGCCAGAGCCAGATCAGCAGCTTTGCCCGCAGCATCAGCTCCATCGGAACGGCGGGACTTGCGGCCATGGGGACGCTGGCGACGGCGACTGTGGCGACCATCGCAAGCTGCACCAAGGAAGCGGCGAAGTTTGAAAACTACATGGCGGATGTAGTCAAGTACGTAGACGGTCTGGCAGATGCTACCGGAAAGATCAGCGACAAGGTGGCGGATAACGGCAAGACCTACGCGCAGAACTACGAGGCCATGAAGGACGCAATCAAGGATTTAAGCACACAAATCCCCTATACGCAGGAGGATTTGACACGCCTCGCCGCTGCGGCGGGCCAATCCGGCAAGTCTATGGAGGACTTGATCAAGATCGACAGCTCCGGCAATGTTACCGGTTTCCTGCGGGACATCGCCATGACCGGCGCGGCCATGGACATCAGCGCCGATCAGGCGGGCAACTGGGCCGCCAAGTGGGAGCAATCGCTGAAAATGACCCACGAGGAGGTCATGGTGCTCTTTGACCAGATCAACTATCTGGGCGCAAACAGCGCGACCACGGCGGCGGAAATCGCGGAGGCGGTCAATTCTGCGGCGAGCCTCGGCCAAGTGGGCGGCGTAAGCGCGGCCACAACGGCGGCGTTGGCGGATGCCATGCTGGCAACAGGCGTATCGACTGATCGCGTCGGCACCAGCATCAAGCGCATGATCGTGAATTTGAGCAAGGGCGCAAGTGCGACGAAAGCCCAGAAAGAACAGTTCGAGGAGATGGGCATGAGCGCGGAGTGGGTCGCCAAGGCCATGCAGGAGGACAGCGTGGGAACGCTGGATACCATCTTCAAGGCCATCAACAATCTGCCGCAGGAGCGACAGGTAGCGGCGCTATCCACCCTGTTCGGCCAATGGGCCATTGAGGGCGGCGCGAAGATCGTCAACAATCTCGATGTGTACCGAAAGGCGCTGGAAATGGTGAGCGACCCAAGCCTGTACACGGGAAGCATGGAGCGGGAGTTCAACATCAAATCGCAGACCCCGGAGGCCATCGAGACCATGCTGAAAAGCACCAAGACGGCGCTGAAAATCGAGATCGGCGATGCGTTCCTCCCGGCGAAAAAACAGTTCAATCTCTCCATGATCGACTTTCTAAATAGCATCCGAAAGAATATGCCGGAGCTGACGCAGCTTGCGGAGAGCTTGGGAACGCTGGCAAGCCGGGGCGTGGAGAAGCTGGGGAGTGCTATGGACACGGCGCTTCCGTACATCCAAAAGGGGCTTGACTACCTGATCAACAACGGCGAGCAGGTGGTGCGTGTGCTGGGCGGCATGGCGGCGGCGTTTGTTGGCATGAAGTTCGCCCCGGCGGCGGAGGCTATTTTCTCCGGCGGAAAGGGCGGACTTGCGGGCCTGTTCAAGAGCGGCCAGAGTGCGGGCGTGGCGGGCGCGGGGCTTTTCTCTGCGTTCCGGGGCGCATCGGGAAGCAACGGCTTCCGCACGACGCTGGGGGCGGCAATCTCCAGTCTGATCGGTGGAAACGGCATCAAGGGAACCACAGGACTTTTGAGCGCGGCGGCGGGGACGCCGGGGCTGTTGTCCGGCTACCAAAGCGCGGGAAGCGTCCTGCGGGGGGCAATCGGAAACAGCAAGACCGCGCAATGGCTGGGCGGCATCGGCTCGTCCCTCGGAAATCTCGGCGGGATGTTCGCCAACAGCCGGGCCGGACAATTTGCGGGCGGCCTTATGGGAAAGGCGGGCGGTGCGCTGGGTAAGTTGACCATGCCGCTACGACAGGGCATCGCGGGCATTGGAGCGGCGGCTACCATTCAGGGCAGCATCTTCCAGCAGGGTCTTTCCGGCTTGCTGGGGAAAGCGGGAGGCGTGGTAAGCGGTATCGCAAACTCCGGTGCCGGGAAAGCTGTCGGGAGCATATTCAGCGGCGGGGCCG